GAGTAAGGTTTTGGTGGGTAATTGTTTCAACCAGCCGCCGTAGAATTTTGTTAAAGTGGGGCGTCAGCCCTAAATGAGGTGTTTTTATGGGCGTTCGTGGAAGAACATCGGCATCAGAGCTATCTATGATCGGTCCGAGCGGCATAGAAACCGTTCGCCGGCCAGACCCGCCGAATGAACTTACTGACGAGCAGGCTGTAGAGTGGAGAGAGGTAGTTAACCGTATGCCTGCCGACTGGTTCGGGCGCGAAACGCACGGCATGCTGGCACAGTATTGCCGGCATGTTGTGGCCGCGCGTAGGGTGGCGGAACTTGTGGCGACGATCGAGAAAGACCAGGACTTTGATTTGCTCGCCTATGACCGCGCGCTAAAAATGCAAGAACGCGAAGGACGTGCTCTTTCAGCGCTTGCCACACGAATGCGGGTATCGCAGCAGACGGCATACGATCCTAAGCGCAAACGTCAGTCGGCTGGTAAAAAACCTTGGGAGTAAGTCGCGCCGAGCGGAACATCGCGTGGATTGAGCACCACCTTCGCATTCCAGAAGGCAAGTTTGTTGGAAAGCCTGTAAAGCTGACGCAGCATCAGAGCGCATGGATGGAGTCTATTTACGGCTCACCTACGCGCATGTTCGTCCTTTCAATGGCGCGTAAAAACGCAAAGACAAGTTTTTCCGCCATGTTGTTGCTGCTGCACCTATGCGGGCCAGAAGCACGTACTAACAGCCAGCTATTCAGTGCCGCGCAGTCGCGTGATCAGGCAGGCATCCTGTTTGCCCTGGCTGCGAAAATGGTGCGCATGTCGCAGGATTTGAGCAGCTTTGTAGTTGTCCGCGACACAGCAAAGCAATTGTTTTGTCCTGAGCTTGGCACGCTATATCGAGCACTATCCGCAGAGGCGTCAACAGCATACGGACTATCGCCGGCCTTTGTTGTACACGATGAGCTTGGACAGGTACGTGGACCGCGATCGGAACTGTTCGAGGCGCTAGAGACAGCCGCAGGCGCGCAGGAAGAGCCGCTTAGCATCATCATCAGCACGCAGGCGCCAACTGATTCCGACCTGCTATCAGTCCTGATCGACGACGCTCTTAGCGGTACTGACACGCGCGTAAAGGTAGAGCTGTACGTCGCAGACGATGACCTTGATCCTTTCGGAGACGAAGCGCTCGGCCAGGCTAATCCGCACCTTGGCGAGTTCATGAACGTCGATGAGGTGCGCCGCCAAGCGGAACAGGCGCGTCGCATGCCGTCCAGAGAGGCTGCATACCGTAACCTAGTTCTCAACCAGCGTGTAGAGGCCAATAGCCCGTTTGTATCGCGCCAGGTTTGGCAGTCGAACGACGGAATGCCGCGCGAGGATTGGACAGGGTTTGACGTATACGCCGGACTCGACCTGTCTGAAGTACAGGACCTTACAGCGCTTGTGCTTGTTGCGTCAGACAATGGCGTTATGCACGTCCGGCCGACGTTTTGGTTACCGGCAGACGGCCTCGCCGACCGTGCACGGCAGGACCGCGTGCCATATGACGTCTGGGCCAACACTGGGTACCTGCGTACCACTCCGGGGAAAGCCATCGAGTACGAATATATTGCCGAGTACCTGCGTGGAGTGTTCGACGCTAACAACGTCCGCAAGCTTGCATTCGATCGCTGGAACATGCGGCACTTGCGTCCTTGGCTTATTAGGGCCGGGTTTAGCGAGGCTGAGATAGCGGAAAAGTTCGTAGAATTCGGGCAGGGCTATGCGTCAATGTCGCCCGCACTGCGAGAGCTTGAGGCTAACCTGCTGGAAGGAAAGCTAAGACATGGCGGCCATCCTGTGCTTAACATGTGCGCGGCTAACTCCGTTGTAAAAGGCGACGAGGCAGGAAACAGAAAGCTGGACAAGGCGCGCAGTTCTGGGCGCATTGACGGCATGGTGGCTCTTGCTATGGCCGTTGCCGTTACGGCATCAGAAAGCAGCGATGAACAGGGTAATATGGACGACTACATCGACTCATTCAGGGCTTGAAAATGGGCAAATTGTCCGTACTGCAAGGCCTGCGCCAATGGCTAATGCCTACCAAAGCCTCTACGCCAATATCTATCCGCGACCCTGAGCACTGGCGTAATCGAGATAATGGTGGGTATGGCGAGCCTATCAACGAGGCAAGCGTGCTGTCTCTTGCAGCGGCGTGGGCGTGCGTCAACTTGCTCGCCGGCACAATCGCGTCCCTGCCGCTGATGGTGTACCGCACAGACCGAAACGGCGCGCGCACGCTGGCCAAGGACCATCATCTGTACAAAATCCTGCACGACTCGCCGAACGCATTGCAGACCGCTGTCGATTTCTGGGAATACGAGGCGGCGTCATTGGAGCTGCGCGGCAATGCGTATGCGCGGATTGTCAGCAGCGGCGGCCGTGTGGTTAGCCTGATACCGGCATCTGCTTCGGCCATGACAGTCCGGAAACTCGACAGTTCGCGCCTTGAATACACATGGACCGAGGATGGCGAATCTGTAACCGAGACCAGCGACAACATGCTGCACATCCGGGGGTTTGGAGGATCGCCGCTCGGCGGCCTATCTACGCTGCAATTCGGCGCGCAGGTGTTCGGCCTTTCTCGCGCCGTTCACAGCGCGGCCGGGAACACATTCCGCAACGGACTGAGGCCATCAGGGACGCTGACGTTCGAGAAGTTCCTGACAAGCGAGCAGCGCGAAGTAGTCGAAAAGCGCCTTGTCGAGAAATTCGTAGGAGCGATGAACGCAGGCCGGCCTCTTGTTCTTGAGGGTGGCACGAAGTGGGATCAGTTGACGATTAACCCAGAAGACGCGCAGATGCTGGAGTCGCGGTCTTTCTCGATTGAAGAAGTCGCGCGTATGTTCGGCGTGCCGCCGCACATGATCGGCCATACCGCGAACAGCACAAGCTGGGGAACCGGCCTTGAGCAACAGACTCTCGGCTTCCAGAAATTTACGTTGCGCCGGCGTCTGAAGCGCATCGAGCAGGCATTGGAAAAGCAACTGCTGACAGACGAGGACAGGTCGCAGGGCATCACCATCGAGTTCTCTCTTGAGGGGCTGCTGCGTGGCGATAGCTCGGCGCGGTCTGGCTTTTACCAATCCGGACTCATGAATGGATGGATGACAATCAATGAAGTGCGCGCGCTCGAAAACTTGCCGCCTGTAAGTGGTGGAGACGTGCCGCGCATGCAATCGCAGAATGTGCCTATCTCAGGAGGTGAATAATGAAGTGGTCTGCACCGGTGTTTGAAATCAAGGCTCTTGAAGAAACAGGCACAATCGCAGGATACGGATCAGTATTTGGCAATCGTGACGCTTATAACGAGGTTGTGGTGGCAGGCAGCTTTGCAAAGAGTTTGGCCGAGCACCGACGAAAGGGCACTCGGCCGAAAATGTTCTGGCAACACGATACCCGCGAGCCGATTGGTAGCTGGCTTGATTTCTCGGAAGACGGCAAAGGTCTGTTCATGGAGGGCCGCCTAAATATGGAGGTTCAGCGCGCGCGCGAGGCGCATGCGCTGCTGAAAGCCGGAGACGTTGAAGGGCTGTCAATTGGCTATGAGGTTGTCAAGGCCGAGCCAGACAAGGACGTGCTGCGCCTAACCGAGCTAAAGCTTTTTGAGGTTTCTGTAGTCTCGCTTGCTGCAAATGATCGAGCAACCGTGACGGCCGTAAAGGCAGAGGATATCGAATTGCGAAATCGACTGGCAGCCGGGGACCGGTTGACTGTGCGTGAGTGGGAGCGGCTGCTCAAGGAGCATCTCTCACTAAGTAACTCCGAGGCGGAGCGCGCCGTTAGGCTCCACCTGCGGGGAGGCTCGGGGGACCCGAGCGCAGACGACGGCATTGCATTTCTGCGCGCCCTCGCGGGCATTACCAATTGAGGATATAGACATGAGTGAATCTAACAAGTCGGCCGAGCAACTGGCGGCCGAAGTGAAAAGCGCCTATGAGGCGGCTATGGACAAGGTCAAAGCCGTTGCAGAGCAGGCGCTTGGCGAGGCCAAGGCTAGCGGACAGATTGCGTCCAAGACCAAAGAGGAAGCCGACGAAGCGTTGCTTAAAATGGGCACGCTGCAAGAGCATTTCCGCAACCTTGAACAGCGCCTGCTGGAAGGCCATGTCGGCGGCCAAAAGCGCGCCAAGAGTGTCGGCGAGCAGTTCGTCGAGAGCGAGAAGGTCAAGGACTTTCTTGGACAGGCTCGCCCGCGCGGGCGTGTGGACATGGAAGTCAAAGCCACGCTGACGAGTCTTACCACCGGCGCTGGTGGAGTTGGTGATGCCATTGCTCCGTCGCGTCTGCCTGGCGTTTTGCCGCTGCCGCAGCGCCGCATGACTGTGCGTGACTTGCTCTCGCAGGGACAGATTGATGGCAACACGCTTGAGTATGTCAAGGAGACCGGCTTTACCAACAACGCGGCGCCGGTGGCCGAGGGCGCGCTCAAGCCGTCAAGTGATATCCAGTTCGATCTTGTGAGCACCAGCGCCAAGGTTATCGCGCATTGGATGAAAGCCAGCCGGCAGGTGTTGGACGACGTGGCGCAACTGCGGTCCATGATCGATGAGCGACTGCTGTATGGGCTTGCCTATGTCGAGGAGAACCAGCTGCTGAACGGTGACGGCACCGGCCAGAACCTGCTGGGACTCATCCCTCAGGCGACTGCCTATGCTGCGCCGATCACGCTCACGTCGCCGACCAGCATCGACATGATGCGGCTGGCCATGTTGCAGGCGGCGCTGGCTGAGTATCCGGCGACTGGTCACGTGATGAATCCCGTCGACTGGGCCTGGATCGAGACGCTGAAAGACACTCAGGGCCGCTACATCATCGGCAATCCGCAGGGCAGCATCACGCCTACCCTGTGGGGCCTGCCTGTGGTTACCACGCAGGCGATTGCGGTGGATAAGTTCCTTACTGGTGCTTTCCGACTTGGGGCGCAGGTGTTTGATCGGTGGGTTGCACGGGTGGAAGTGGCTACTGAAAATGAAAACGACTTTGTTATGAACGTTTTGACAGTATTGGCCGAGGAGCGGATTGCGCTTGCCGTATACCGTCCTCAGAGCCTGGTGTTCGGTGACTTCGGCCGGATTGCTTAGCCTGATGTAAAATGACAAACGGCGCGGTGGTTGTAGCCACCGCGCCGTTCTAAACACACCGAACGATAGAGGTTCGATATGCCTATCGTGATTATATCGCCTACGATTTCCTGCGCCAACTGCGGGAAGATTACCGCAAGAACTCACGGCAATAGAAGGTATTGCAATGAGTGCGCTTATCTTTCAAAGATCAGGCAGTTGCCGCACTTAATCGAGAACGCGCGCAGGAAGATGCGCGAATATCAGGCAGCGAAAAGAGCGGAAAAAGGTGTTCCACCTTTCAAGGGCCACGTCATATCATGCGCCATGTGCGGCGAAAGTTTCGCCCGCCGCGGAGCGTCACAGAAATATTGCGAAAAATGCGCTCCGAAGGCGGCTAAGGATAGGGATAGGCGACTTGATTTGGCACGCCGCAGACGTAGCGGCCGGGTGTTGGTTGGGGACCTGATACACTGCAAGCAGTGCGGTGGAGAGTTCAAGAAGGTAGGAATACATCAGGTTTATTGCACTCCTGATTGCAAGTCTGCGTGGTGGGCAGCAAACCCAAGATGGACAATTAACAGGCGCATGAGTGCAGGTACAAGGAACAGCCTCAAAGACGGAAAGAACGGCCGATCATGGGAAGCGCTCGTCGGATATACAGCTACAGACCTGATGCGACATATCGAACGCCAGTTCCTTCCAGGGATGTCGTGGGATAACATGAGCGCGATCCACATTGACCACATAGTTCCATTGTCGTCCTTCAACTTCTCAACGCCTGACGACCCAGACTTCAAGGCCGCCTGGGCGCTTTCCAACTTGCGCCCGCTGTTTGCGGACGAGAACCTGCGCAAGCATGCGAAGCGCACACATCTACTGTAACCTTAGAGGCATCATGAAACACACCTACCGCGTACTGCGTCAAATGACTGGCGACAAGCCGTATTTGCCTGGAGACACGCGCGAGTTGACTCCGGCAGACGCAAAGCACCTGGTTTTGCTTGGCGTGTTGGAAGACCTTGGCCCGGTTGCAGTGGAGAAAGCCGCGCCAGAACACGCAAACAAGCTGGCGCCGTCAGTTAAAAACAAGTCACGCAAGGACGAGTGGCGCTCTGAATGAGCGGCTTAATCGTCGTATCTGGGCCGGCTATCGAGCCTGTCACGTTGCGGCAAGCCAAGGACCATTTACGTGTCGATTCAGAAATCGAAGACGGCACTATTTCAGCGCTTATTTCTGCGGCGCGCAGTTGGTGTGAAGCATACACTGGTCGCGCTTTCATTGACACCACATACGACTGGTCAATCGACACATTCGCAGGCGTGCTTGTAGTCCCGCGTTCTCCGCTGCGGTCTGTAGAGTCGATCACATATATTGACGATGGCGGAGTAGCGCAGATACTTGACCCGTCTTCATACCGAGCAGACACATACAGCGGGCCTGCACGCATCACTCTTGCATATCAGCAGGCATGGCCGTCTGTGCTGCCAGTTGCTGGAGCGGTGACGGTGCGCTTCGTAGCTGGATACGGCCCGGGCGAGGATGACGTTCCGGCGCACGTACGCCAAGCCGTGCTTATGCTCACGGCAGAACTGTTTGAAAACCGCCAGCAGTCATCTCCGCAAACCGTTAACAACGTGCCATTTACCGTGCGCGCGCTACTCGACCCAGAACGCATACTCACCATCTAGGAGGCAATTAAATGGCCAATGCAATTTACCCGCTGTTCAAGCAGGAGCTGATGCGCGGAAATCCCAATACCATGCTGAATTCTGCCGAGGGCGTGACTGGCGTTTATTGCGCACTTGTAGATGCCGGAACCTATACCTACAGTGAAACGCACCAGTTTTACAGTTCGTTGTCTGGAGTTGTTGGCACGGATCAGGAAATCAAGAGCAAAACGCAAGGTAGCGGCACGTTCGACGGCACTGACCTTGTTTATCCGTCTGTTTCTGGACCAACAGTTGAGGCTCTTGTGCTATACCGCAAAGTAGACGGACCGTCTACTACGTGGCCGCTTATCGCGTATATCGATACCGGCGTAACTGGACTGCCTGTTACTCCTAATGGTGGAGATATTTTTATCACGTGGTCGCCGTCAGGCATATTTACACTGTAAGGCCTGTAAAAAATGGCTACTGTAAAGAAAAACCTTGTCACAGAATCCACGAATACCACTGGCACAGGCCCGCTTGCGTTAAATGCAATGGTAGGCTGGGCGCGATTCGGCGCCGCGTATGCAGTTGGTGATGTTGTTCCTTACTCGATAGAAAACGGCGCTAACCGAGAGGTAGGGCGCGGAACTGTAGGCGCAGGCAACACTCTTGCCAGAACTACCGTACTGGCGACGCTTGTTGGAGGCGTGTATGACGACATATCGCCTGCGCCAATCAACCTATCAGGCACTTCGACTGTCTCCAGCGGTCCGTTGGCAGAGATGTTCGACGCAAGCGAGATCAGTGGATCGGCAAGGTTCGATACGTACCTATGGGCCGACCGCCCTGCCGCTGCAGACGCAACCGGCTTGGTTATCCGCGTCTCCGACGTGGGTGTCGGCGGTGGGTCGTTTATTTCTGACGGCACGCATTGGCGACCGCTCAACGGCCACCTGACGCTCGCGGCCGAGG